GTTTTAGATACCTCTTTGCCTCTTCAAGCATGTCAAGTTCATTCTCAACAGGTTGAAGTATATCAGGATCGTCTTTATCTAGTTCATATCCGAATGGTATTGTTCTTGATATGCGTGGAATTGCAATCCATTCATTGTCTTCTTTTATGTCGGTTGGTTGGGGTAACTTCCACTTTTGTAGAGGTTTAGTCATTGTCATCCATTTGTTTAGGTGGCATAAGCATTACACCGCCCTTTGCTTCTACTTGCATCTTCTCTGTTTTAACTAGACCTGTACGATCAAGTAGTTCTTTGGCAGCTTGCATCTTGTCACGAATACCTAGCTCTGTAGGATCGTACAGTGCACCCACCATTGACATTGCAGCTTTAGGTGCATTACGTGCCATGTAAGTCTGCGTTGCATCTAGTATTTCTTCTTTAAGAGACTTTACTACTTCAGCGGAAGATGTAGCGTCAGAGTACCCTGCAAGTTTCTTTGCGGTTACAATGTCTCCACCTGCCTCGTCAAACAGTACAGCCAATAGTTTCTGTTGTTTTTCTGTTAGTGCTCGTGTCATAGTTTTGATCTTCCAAATAATAATAGTACAAAGTTAAGCATACCTCTACCCATCTCTGTAGGTGTAGGTAACAACCATCCTAATAGTAATAGGATCATTACCCAAGGTGGTATGTTTTGAATGTTTAGTTTTCCAACCATACCTGTTTCTATTTCTTTTGTAATTATATCTCTTCCTACAGATGTAGTCTCTTCAATACTTACAGCAGACTGTCTATTCTCTGCACCTATCTGTGCATTAGAATTTACTGTAGGACCGCCTGATCCTCCTAGCGGAAGGAGAGTACTCAAACCACAAGAAGATAAAAATAGCACGAGTAATAACCATCTCATTACATCAACTCAAAATGGGGTGCGTCAATAAAAGGTCTACGACCTTGTGACCTACGCAAATCTACATATGCCATCATAGCGTCCTCTGACGATCCTTCGTATGTACGAATGTCACCTTCACTCCATGCTGCTCCCCACTTAATGCTGCATCCTACTTCTTTAGCTGCCTCTTTAAATGCGTCACATATATCGTCATATACATTTAGTTCCCATGATACATCTGATCCTATATATGCAGCTACGTCTACCGCATGGCTAAATCCATCGTCCTGTAGTAAATGTTTACTAGCCATTGTCTGTGATCGTCCTGCAGCTACATTGGCTTTTTGTTCGTCTAGAGTTCTTACACCCTGCGTAACCCCAAAGTCTACGTCTGTTAATTGAATAGCTCTTTCAACTACCGCTGTCATGTGTGGATGTACTCCCTCAAGTCTATCCATTGATCTTTGGCTTAATCTAAAACTCATCTCATATCCTTTTTCATTGCTACCTTATTGCCCATTGGCTTTCCTGCCATGTAAGCTGTAGCTCCCATGTAGGCTGCTACTACACCTGTCTGTGCAATATAAAATAACCCAAGCAAATCTGCTAGGGCTTGAACTCTTGTATCTGTCATTAGTGGAGTAAACAGGATAACCGTAAATACAATCATCATTCCCATTGCTACCCACGCCATAAACTTTTGTGACTCAGCTTTTTCTTCACGTAGCTCAACCTCAAGCATACGCTCCTTCATTGCTATTTCTTCTGCTGTGATTTTACCGTCACCATCTACATCAAAATCTATTACCAATTATGATCTCCTGTAACGTCTGGAAGTTTTAGCCGCAGCTTTAGGTTGTTTAGAAAACTGTTTACCTGCTGCAGTATCTTTTCTTTTCTTCGCACTACTGGCTGCGTACTGGGAACTAGACATTCCTTTGATTGCTGCCTCTGGGAGATACCTTTCTCCTGTAGCTTTTGATCCTTGCGTAGAAGGTTTACCACTTTTAGTTCTCCATTTTTGTTTAGTCCAACGATCTAAACTTTGTTGGGGTGCTGACTTAGCCATTAAATAACCACGCAAAAAATATTAACGCACCTATTCCTGAAGCTATTATTAAACCTGTAACTGTCCATGTAATGATAGCTTCCTGTATTTCTGCTTTGCGATACTCTTGATCTTTCTTTTGCTTACGTATCCTACCTTCAGTAGCTACAAGCTCATCCCAAACAGATGGGCCATAGGTAAAACTAATCCAGTCTTTTAGCTCCTGTCGCATAGCCTCTGCTTTCTTTTTAGCTGTAAATATCTCTAGGGCTTCTGCTTCAACAGAACCTCCCATAGCTTTCCACCAAGGAGGGTTCTTATTTTTCTGTTCTAAGTAGGCTAGATCGCTCATGCTACTAGCCCACTGATTTAATTGTCCACCCATTTCTTGAAGGTCTTTTCCAAATTGGAATCCCTTCTTGAGAGCGTTAAATGCTACAGTAGCTCCACCTATAATTGTAACTGGGTCCATTGTAGCCTCTAACTTTTGTAACCGCCCCCTGCAGCTTTGTAAGCTTTAGCAAGCATCTGTGCCTTACGTGCAGACCATTGACCTGATCCACCACCTTTACTTCCTGACTTTATTCTATTAAAGATATTCTTACGCATAGTAGGTTTAGTGTAGTTACCTGATGCGTTTACTGTACTACCACCTTTAGCCATCTTACGTGGTTTGGCTTTACGTGCTGTAGTGGTTCGCTTCTTTATAGCCATATCTTACAACTCTTTCTATGTCGTAGCGACCTATGCCTATATCTCTTAACTCAGCATCTGTCATACTGTATAATTGATTACGTGCAATCTTACGTTTTACTGACTCTATTCTTGCCTCAATAATTTTATGAAATAATCTTTTTAACATATCTATCTCCTTTGTTAACGGTAACTTTAGCTACCAGAGATAGTTATATCATATATAGTTATAACATACTACAGACAAAAATGCAACCCCGTTATGCTTTTCGGGTAACCTTCTTAATTACTTTAGTTGTCCATGCTTCATTTTCAGGTGTGTCAGGATCGTCTTTTACATAGTGACCCTTAGTATTTCTAGCACGTACCTTTACAGTTTCTGTAGGTACAAGTATAGTTTTTATTTCTTCTACCTCAGTAACCCAGTTACCGTCTACATCTTTAGAGACAACAACATTCTTGTTCATGTCCTCTACATACTGCCCCATGTTTACAACTATGTAACCTAGAGCACTTATCTTTTGTATTTGTTCTGGTGTCATTTCTTTTTCTTTGCAACCCCACCACGCTTCATCTTCTTAACTGAACCGCCCTTTTTCATATAGCCCATTTTATTTCTAACGGCTGTTGGTAGTTTACTTAGTCCTTTGTTTCCCTTTGGTACTGCTTTCATTTGTTATGCTTTGCAATTACATTCAGGGCAACATTTTTTATTTATTAATGCACACACTATTCTTTTTAGGTATGTCCATATCCATTTAACTATTTTCATAATGAAACTCCCATTTTAATATTTATACATTGAGGTACTGCTAAATACCCTTGTTCTTGAAAGTACCTAGTTACTATCAGTGCCTCTTTAGCACATGCTTCCTCTGTAATAAATGTTGCTTCAGTCTTAGCCATAACCTCGCAAGATAATGCGGAAGGTCCAGTACAGAGGAGCATAAATGCTATCCACATTAGAAGCTAACCTTTGCCCCTACTGTTACATCACCAAACTCCAAGTCTGAGTCTGTTGATACTTCAGTATATAGATTAATGTTTGTACTTGGTACTGAGTAGTCTGCAGTAAAGTCTAGTCCTTGGAAGATGTCTCCCTCGTCTAGTTCTAACATATCAATGTCTGTAGCTACACTTAAACCTATACCCAGTGCAGTTACTCCTGCAGACGGTGTAAGTTCCCATACCCAATCTTCTACACCTGTCGTGTAGTTAAGATCTGTTGACGCCCCTATTGACAGGGTTTGTCCTGCAACAGAAAAGTCTTTAGATGATGCTTTAGTTGCAGCTATTGCAAGAAAGCCCATTGTTGCTGCTATAGTAACAGCCATTGTTATTGTTTTCATTGTAGTTCCTTATTTCTTTTTAACTGCGCCACCACGCATCATTTTCTTTTTGGTCATACCACCGCCACGCATCATAGGCTTCTTAGCCATACCGCCACGCATCATTGGTTTCTTTTTCTTCATTGCTCTTGGTTTCATTGCCATTGTTGGTTTCTCCTTTGTCTTCTTTCTAATACGAGAGCTTCATACTCTTCGTGTGGATACACATCATAGTATCCTAGTTTCTCAAGCTTTAGACTTGCATCGTCCACCTGAGATAAAGACTGGATAAACATCATGGCATAATCTTCATCTATGCTAGATGCCCAGTCATGGTCATACAGAAAATCTAACTCAGCTTCCTCTGCTCCGTACTCTGGGTGAAATCCCATTATGTGTAGATCGCACCATGAGTACGTATCATTAAGAAACCCGATAAATTCTGTAAACTGATATGGAGTAGGAAATTTGTAGGACGCAATTACAACTAATTCATAGTCGTTGTCTTCAAACTTGTTGGCTTGTAGTATTGTTTCAATACCAATGTGGTCTGTCTCTACAACGTCTACCTTATTCTTCTTCCATGCTTCACGTGCATATGGACAGGCAGGTAGTCCATTCAACGCAGGGTTAGCTACTTCAAGTACTTCCTGCGACCAACTACGTAGGTCTGCCTTTATCACTTTTTAGGTCTAGGCTTTGGTTTTGTTCCACCCATCTTTGCTTTAGCTGCTTCTTTTTCTGCAACTATTCTTAAAGCTTTATTCACTGCAGCACGTTGATTTGCGTCTAAGTTTTCCTGTTTTAATTTTTCTAATCTTTCTTTACTTCTAATTGCAAGTATAGCAGATACAGATAAACCTACAGCGGCAGTTGCAACTGCACCCTGCTTACGTCCTTTAGATAGTCCTCTACGTTGTCCACCACCAAAGGCTCTTTGCGTTGGAGTACTTTTCTTTTTAGTACTATTAAGTTTTTGTGGTGGGCTATACTTACCACTACCTACTTTTCTTTTTGGTTGTTCTTTTGCTGATTTTGCAGAGTTCTTAGCGGCCTGTTTAGCTGACGCTTTACCTGCACGTATAACCTTTCCAATTAATCTTTTAACCATTGTATATTTCCTTTATTTAAACAAACCACCCTTGCGAAAGTCTGTGTGTCCTGTACGCATTAGTCCACCTTTATTTTTTCTGTCTGGTCCTGTATCTCTTATATTTTTATTTAATCTATTAATAGCCATGTCTTGTCTTTGTGTTTTAGTCATACGTTTTAGTTTGGCTAGATTACGTTTAGCGTCTGCACTTAACTGTCTACGTGCCTCTAGATTTCTAACTACAGTGGCAATTTGATTGTCTGTAGGATTACCTACAATCTCACCGTCCTTAGTAACACCGTTCTTTGGATTACCTACCATCATGTCACTATCTTTAAATTTAGGTCTAGCACCTACACGTTCTATACCTTCCATTCCCTGTACAGATACACCCTTATCTTTACGTGCCTCTGAACTTCTAGTTATACTAGCTTTAGCTACTCTTGCTTTATCTGCCTTTGCAGATTTTTTATCTAGTGCCTTTGCTTTAGCTTTAGCGTCTGGATTAGTACGCCCTTCTTTTTCTAAATCTGTAACTCTCTTTGCACGTTTACGCTCTCCTTTAGATGCAGCTTCCTGCATACGAGGTACAGATAGTTTACCCTCAGTAATTGTTTCTTTACCGCCACGACCATACTCTTGTTGAAAGGCAAAGGTATCGTCACCACCTGTACGTGCATTTACACGACCTTCAGCTACCTCTGCTGTACTTTTCTTTGTGGCAAAGTTAGAACCAGTACCACGTTTTCCATCTTTACCTGTGCGCTTGGCTTTATCCTTTGCACGTACCTCATCTCTAGCTTTACGTACACCCTTAACTACATTGTCAGTTCTTTTGTCTACCTTCTTAGCTTTCTGCAGTTTCTTTAATTCATCTGCAGCCATAGAGTTGGCTTCTTTTTTAGTCATGCCTTTTTTAGCTGCACGTTTAGCTAGTTTAGTTTGTGTATCTTTATCAAAGGCATTTCGATCTACAGTGCTCATGTACTGTTTAAAACCTTTTTTAGAGAACCTAGTATCTACACCTGCTTCTCTTTTAACTTTTTGTTGTGCGGTAGTTGTAGCAGCTTTCTTAGCTGTCTTTATAATCTTACCTGTTATTCTTTTAACCATTCTAACATTCCTTAATTATTAACACTTCCAACGCTTACGTGCTTGACGTAACCTAGAGTTAGGATCTTTAGCTGCTTTGGGAAACTTTTTCATTTGCCCTGCACTCCTTGCACAAAAAGACTTTCTTCGTTTAGCAGCTTTACTGCCCTTCTTTACTGTACCTGTAACAGCGGTCTTTAACTTAGACCCTGGATTATCTCTACGATACTTAGCTACTCCTTTGGCTGTCATACCTGCACCCTTCTTCGTAGGGCGTTTTTGACCACCTTTAATAGAGTGACCTTTCATTGTACCTTTTTTATCAGCCATCAGTCCAACCTTCCATACGCATTGCCCACTCTACATGCTCTAAAGTAAACGGCTTACCGTAATGAGCCTGTACAGCTTCTCTTACGTAGAATACATCACTGTGGGGAATATGTAAATCTTCAATGTTACCATTAAGTATGTGTTTATAAAACTCATCAAGAACATTGTCAGTATATAGTTTTACTGATTTTTTACCCATTGTCAAGAACTTTCTGTATTTTAGTACAAAAATAATTAATATACTACTCACTTATAGTGTTACATATAAGTGTATCTTAGTTTAGTATAATTATATTTAAGGTATATAACATTTAAGTGTATCACTTTAAGTGAGTCTTAGTTTAGTTATATATAGTTTTACACATTTTACAGCCCGTGTCAACCCCTAATTGTAAAAAGGACATATTTTTTGTAGCCAAGTTGTGTGTATACCACTATATACGTAATGTGGTTAACACTCATGTTTCCTGATCTGTGTACTTCTACATATATACTAACGCACACCCCCCCTATGCCCCCTGCCTACCCCTGCTCTCACTGCGCAATTCCGCACATTATGCGTTGTCATGGCGTGTGGTGATGAAGAAACATTCCAATCAATCCACCATTCCAAGAGGAATGTTAACGTAATCAGTGACTTAGTTGTCTACAACAACTGTTATGCAATCAGTTGCCACTATAAATAGTGTAAGAAGGGCTGACTTATCACATCGAAGATGTGTTGCAAAGTCGATGCTCATTTTACCCTATCCCCTTGGGATAACTGTCCAACATTGGACACTTGGAACAAACAGAGAACCTGAACCTCGTGTGAGTTTGGCGCATGTACTTCAGAATACCTACAGTATTCTTGCAGTCACCTGTGAAACGGCAAGCGCAGAGGATCACGGAAAGCAGCAACTCAAACTTATACTATCTTCTATTCGTTTTTAATGATAAAGTATATCTCACTATTTGTGAGAGATATACGTTTCTCATATAAAAACAGAAGATAGATAAAGGAAACCAAAATGGCAAAATCAGTAACAGTCAGCAAGACAACTCAAGAAGGAACTTCTTTGGACATTCTAGTAAAAGAGGGCAAAGCCCTATACTCAATCTGGAGACAGACTAACAGTCTGAAAGACTCAACAAAAGCCAAGGGCTTTGACACAAGGCTTGGTAAATTGCTACAGCAATTGAAGGCTCAATCCACTGTAGACAGTGGTCAAATCAGTAGACAAACCTTGGCAACATATCATGTTGACAAAATAGATCGTAGAAGACGATCTGAAGCTTTGTGGTTCGTTGAAAACGAAGTTGAGTGCAGAGATTTCATTAAGAAATCTAAGAAGGGTTTCACTTCCCTTACAGCTTTACAAGCTGCAATGCGTAAAGCTTCTAAGGAAGCTGAAGCTGAACCTACTGAAGTAGAAGCTGTTGAAGCTGAACCTTCTAAAGAAGAAGTGTCCAACGTTGGACAGTCTAACAAACCATCTAAAGATGACATTGTGAAAAGCATTGTCAAAGCTTGTCAATACTCTGGTATTGATTTACTTGACATTGCTGAAGCATTAATGGAAATTGATACAGTCAGCGAAGCTGAAGAAACAGAAACCAAGGTGGCAGCGTAAGCTGTTACCGATTTAATCGGAGATTAATATGATAACATTTTTAATGTTAATAATAAATTTTGTGTCAATGATTACTATCGTAATGATGC